CCTAAAGAAGCATCGTGGTTCTAATCATGCTAAGAGTGGTAAATTAATAGATTTATTTATGAATACTGTCGTATGATAATAGAATCATCCAATGTGGAATTTAACAATTCCTTTTGATAATTACCAAGTGCGCTGATTTTATTGTTATTTAAGTTATTGGCTATTGACGTAACACATAGCTTAGTTTACAGAACCTGCACTAAGGGACATTTTTATCGATATATACGCTAATAATTGTTACAATTATATTGACGTATTTCTAAAAGTGTAAGCAGCTACTGGTTTAGCTTTATAATTATGTGATTAACACACTGCTTTTGGTTATACTATAGCTCTTAAGCCGAAGATATTTATTGAGAAAAACCTGATACCTTGGATTGAGACTAAGGATGTTGGCAATGTAGAAGATTTTCATAATGGTCATAGTTTTCGTCAGGCTTATAATTTCCAACTTGCATAAATGCTCAATTAGATATTTCCTGTTCATGTTTGAAACTTGAATATAGATCAATTGATGACTGAGTTCAGTAAGAATTTATTAAGCGATGGTTCCGTCAAACATTAGCCGGGTTATGATTCAAAGAAATAGTATTATCTAAGCTAGGATTTAAATTTGGTTTTCAAACAGGTTTTGTCTTGACGTTTACTTGTCAACAAACCTCCTTATTTATGTTATGCTGCACAAAAATTAGAAGCAGTAAAAGTACGCTAGTTTGTAAATGTTAATAACGTCAGTTTTGAAGATATGACATTAGTATACACACTGTTTGGCCATATTGATTAATCGTAGATTAGCTGCTAACGTGGTTATGTAGGCTTGGTAGCCTTGATGAATAAAAAGAAGCGTTTTGAAGAGATATATTGCAGAAGTAAAGGCTTATCTATGTCTAGCTTACCTCTGGATATTGCTAAATTTGATAACAATGTGCAATTATGGATGATGAGTGATATTTGCTGAATGTTATCTATTATATTTCCATAACTTAGCGATTGGTTATAGTATACTGCAAATTAGCTAGACAACAATACATTTTTGAGTTCTGAACAAGCTAAATGGATATAGAAGATAGAATGTGGCTTAATGTCTGGATTCAAAACTACGTCAATCTTTGGATCGATAATTAACCTTACTATATGTTGAACAATTCTAGCTTGAGCATAAATTGATCCTGACTTTGTGGCTGTTTTGGGCGATGATATAGATTTGGGTTTTGATTCAGTAATAAAACCATCTATTATTTATGACTTATATGACCTAATCAATTTCCCAATTGCTAAGGATAAGACTAAGTTTACTTGAGGAGCTAACGTAATAACAGATTTTCTTTGAGTATAACATCACAGAATTGGCACTGAGTTGAGTAGATACGGTTTACCTGTACGTATTATTAACAGCTTGTGTTATAGTAAACCTTGGTAAAGTCAGGCTGT